TGATTTTTTATATTCCGTTCGGTCTTGATATAGGTGCTATCCTGTACTGTGTCAGCATATTCCTTGAGCCATTCTTCAGCAACTTCCTCAACAGTGATTTCCTTGACAGTGATTTCCTCGCTATTTTCAAGGTCATTTTGAAGTTGAAGAAGTGCTGCTCTTGCCTTGGCTTTTGTCTGGAAGCCCTGACGCTTTATATACTTGTCCTTTCCATTTTCTTTACCAACATAGATCCTAAACTTATAGGCTGTATCGCCATTTTTCTTTTTATAAGACTTGATTTCCATTGATTTTCACCTCATTTCTTGATAAAATGGGTATAGTAAAGAGGGCTTTTTAATGCCATTCTTTCTATACAGCACATCCTCACATTTTAGCTTGCAGGCGATTGTGGGGATTTTTGTTATTTCTTGTTAATTAATCATCAAGCAATCTTATGAAATCATTTTCTGTCATGATTTCAATATCATGACCTTTTTCAAGCAATGATTGTGCTTTCTTCATTTTACTACTTAGACCGTCTACACCGACCACACGCCAATCGTGTTCACCGACAACTAGAATATTTGTATGATTAGTTACACCTTTTTCTGGGACTCCACCAACAAGTGCTACCGCTTTGTTAGCTTCTTTTCTGGTCATTCTCTCCAGTTTTCCAGTAAAACAAAAGTACAATCCGTAGAAATAGTGGTCTGGGTCCATTGCTGCTTTCTCCTCTTCTGTAGGAGTATAGATGAGATTATCTTTGTACTTAGCGTCTTTTTTTCTCTTAAAACCATGCTGGCCAAGCAAACCGGTCTTATCATAACGATACTCTTTTAAAAAGTCTTTGAGGTCAGAAAATGAGTTGGCTGATAATAGATGATCTAGAATTAAACCACTAGCTTTCGCATCAGACAAAGCATTATGATGGTCTAATTGAATATTCAATGCTTTCGAAAGATTTTTTAACTTATAATTTAATTGTCCTGGCATAGCAACTTTTGAAAGCCTATACGAACAAATATACCTTATATCGTCATAATCTAACTGATATTTATTATAAACATCATTCAAAGCTCCCATATCAAACTGGGCAAAATGACATACAACAATATCAGAACCAATAAAATCAACAATATCCTGCCTTACTTCCGGAAATGTAGGAGCATCAGCCACGTCTTCAGGATTAATACCGTGAATAGAAATGTTGAAGGTGTCAAAACTTGTTTCGGGATTGATTAAGGTATAGTAGGTGTCAACGATAGTTCCATCTTGAAACTTTACCAAACCAATTGAACAGATACTTCCTCGAAAATCATTCGCAGTTTCAACATCTAAAGCAACATATGAGTAAGACATAGGAGTCTCCTTTCACTCCATCAATGCAAAGTATTCCTCTTTAACCATGACTTCATTCGTCATAGTTTTTAGATCATAGTAGGACATGAATTTGAGGTAATCAAATTCTTTGGGGTCGTCTAAGCTTCCTATAGCGTCTTTTACGAGATGATGGATCATATTCCTATCAGCTTCGTTTTCACAGCGTAGGCGAGCGTTCTGGTACTCTGAGCGTGTGTGGTCCTTGTGTCCGAGTTCATGCAATAATACCTTAACTCTCTCTTTTTTGTTAAGTTTACTCGATAGGAAAGCTGTATTAGTTTCTTGTTCGTAAAATCCGAGTTCATCCGGCATTAAATCTCCATCAAAATCGATAATACGAATCTGAAAATGACTTATAATTTCTTTTTCGGTCACTAAACAGTACCTCTAATCACCAGCTTCTTTGAGATAACCTTCAATGATAGACTGGATGATTTTCTTCTTTTCGTCTGTTAATTCTCGACCACCGAACATCATAACATTAGATGCCATTTCTTCAACATTGAGAGGCTTCCCTTGCCAGGTATACTCTTTTGAATCACCAGCAATAGTAGGATTATCCGTGCGACCAAGTAAATAGTCTGCGCTTACATTAAAGTAATCAGCTATTTCTTTTAAAACTTTTGAACTCGGATTGCTTCTTTTTAATCGATACAAAGTGTTAGTTCCATAACCAAGTTTTTCTTCCAAAACATTTATAGAAATCCCCTGTTTATCAGCTAATTCCTTTATTTTATCGAATGCTACGAACATTTTTTTAGAACCTTTCTAAGCAAACGAAAAATAATTTTAAAACATTTGTAGAAAATAGTTGACATATTTAGTCAAATGTTTTAAAATAAAAATCGTAAGCTAAAGAGTTAGCGAATAAGACAACTAAAAAAATAAAGCCTAGCAAACTGATTGGCGTCCGTTTTCTATAGGTAAACCTTACTTTTAGTAGGTCTTTTCTCTATGTTTTCATTTTAAAACATTTGACTAGAGTTGTCAATAAATTCGCTAACTTTTTAGATAAATTTTTAAAAAGGAGGTCAGGAATGAGCCAACAACATCAAAAATGGACTCAATTGGTTAAAGAAAAATTGAGTTCAGAAGGAATGACACAAACTCATCTCGCTCGTGCTTGCGGTGTGAAGAAGCCGACCATTTCAGAATTGCTGAAATATGGAAAAGGCAGTGACAGACTCAAAAACCGAGTCTGCGATGTCTTGGGTATCGATGAGACTTGGGTTGATTTAGGAGAGTAGGAGGAACGACTAATATGGCAGTAGAATGCAACATCAACAAAAATAGATATTCAGTGGAGCTAACTAGATTAGTTAAAGTAACACTAACCTTATCAACTGGAGAAAAATTAAGAATCAGCAACCCTGAAGAACAGATAAATAAATTATTAAAATTTATCGAGGATCCAAAAAATAGATTTTTACATATTGGTCCGTTAACTATCAACATAAATCAAATAGTATCTACGGAATGTTCTGACGATTTTTACAGGGCAGGATACCTCCCAAAAAATGGTTAGTGAATTCAAAGGAGAAACATGAACGAAATCACTTTATCAAATAACCTAGCTCAAATTGAGTTAGAAATTAGTCATCACAAACAAATAGCTGGTCAGTCTATCTGGGAAATTGGCAGACGATTGAACCATGTGAAAGAACATAATCTGGTACACGGTGAATTCATGGATTGGTACACAAACCTTGGAATTGACAAAGATTTCGCAAGTAAATCAATGAAGATAGCAAAAGATCTTCCAAATTTCGAAACGTTACGAAATTTAGGAACAACAGCACTTCACCTCATCGCAACTCTTCCAGAAAAAGAAAAAGAGGAGCAGATCAAACGCATTGAAGAAGGCGACACTCCGACGGTGCGAGAGCTTCAGGATGTCAAGAAGAAGTTAAACCTCAGCAAACTAGTAAACGAACGTCTACGAGCTGAGAACGAGAAAATCAAGTCTTCCAAGCCCGAAGTCAAGGAAATTATCAAGGAAGTCGTCCCAGACGATTACAAGGCCACGCAGGACCTTAACAGGCAATTGCTGGAAAAGAACAAGGAACTTTCTAAAAGCGTGAAAGCAATGGAAGAACGCTCCAAATTCATCGAAAAGCAACTTGCTGACACACTGGCCCAGCGTGAAGAGGTTGATAAGAAATCTACTCAATACGATGAATTGACTCGAGCGATTGAAGAATCGCAAGGGCAACTGAATAGCGTACAGAAGCAAATTTCAGCCTACAAGAACATCACAAGCCTACTTCAAAAGGGGAATGATTTCTTAGCAAGCATGGGCGGTCTGATCTACGCTGACGAGGAGAAAGTCCTCAAAGCAGACGGAATCATCCGAAACGAATTTGATAGCTTTATCAGCCGTGGTCTTCGTTTCTTCAATGACCTAAACGATATCCGCAAAGAAAGTAATATTTTAGAAGGAGAATTTGAATAATGAATGAAGTGACAATCCAACCTACCGAGTTAGTGGTAGAAGACGCAATGATCCATGCACTCCAGGAATTAAAAAAGCTGAAAGAAGGGCAATCCGTTCTATCAGCCGATGTAGATTATTTGAAAAATGAACAACCAGTGAATCCGTCAATTTGTTTGGCACTTGAAAAAATGCGAAAACAAAAAGTTGTCGAATTACTGGGTGGTAAAGATAGTCAAGCATACAAAGATCGGAAATTTGCACAATCGGTATTCTCACAGGCTGCCAAAGACTTCAAGGAATACTTCCGCATTCCACGCTATGACTTGCTGAAACGTAAAGATGAAGAACAAGCGTTTGACTATTGGGGAAGCTGGGAGCCATCAGCAAATACCAAGTTAGAAATTAAAGCCCGGAATGGACAAATGAGTTTAGTCGGGTAAGGAGGAAAAATGAGCGAACCTTTTAAAAATACATTGCAAATTGAAACTCTAGAAATTAAGATCAGCAATGATTCTAGCATACCTCACGTTATTTTAAATGGAGTTGATTTTCAAGCTGAAGATATCGGTTTACAAGCATTATATATTTTTCATGCAACAAGAAAAGATAAAACTGGCAAAACTGTGATTCAAGTCGACTTCATTAATGGTCGGGAACTTCCTCGAGAGATATCAATATATCAGAAAAATTACTAAAGGGGGATGAAAATGAAATTAAAAAAAGAACTTGTTAAAAAACAAGTCCTTAGTTCAGAAAATGGTAAAGTTCTTTTTAATCTAGAATCTGGGACGTTCATTATTAAAAAGTCACAATAACTTCACCATCAACAGTTTTGAAGTTAGGTTTTTTATTGGCCCAGATTTCAAACGTCTCACTTTTATGCAGAATAACTAGACCATCTTCATAAACCACAAACAAGTCTATGAATGTCTTGTTATCTGTTGAAGTTGCAAATTTCAAAAGAGCTTTCGACTTTGTTTCTATTCTTTTGATTTCCGAGCTTGAAAAACGGTGGGATAAAAATCCTACTTCATCCGGTAACATCTGATTAATTAAAACCATAAGATTCCTCCTTTCATAAAAAAATGACAGACGATTTTCATAAGGAGTAAGAGGTCTTATTTAATCGTTTATGTCAATAGTAAGTTAACACAATAATATAGAAAGGTCATCGGTCTTGAGATGGATTTTGAAGATGAAATTATAAAGTTATCTGACTGGCTAATTGAACAATCAGAAACTTATAGTGAAGCTTTGATTAAGTTACAAAAGCTCACAAAAGATATAGCTCATGAAGTAATTTTAAGAGCTATAGAACAAAAGAAAAATTAAAGTTAGAAAGGATTTAAAAAATGGTCCTAGAACTATTTGGAACAGAATTTAAAGATAAACTCTTTGAAGAGCTGGTTTCACTCAATATCAAAGCTATGGAAGAAGCTAAGCGTAGATCAAGCAGAAATATTACATGGGTGCCGATCAAACAGCTACAGGAAGCAACTGGCTGGGGCAGAACCAAGCTGGAAGAATGGCGGGATCAAGGTAAATTCCAATTTCAACAATCTGGCAAAGGTGGGAAGTATCTCTACAATTTAGAAGATGTTCAGCGATTCTGTCGAACACTACAAAAATAAAAAGCACCCTTTGAAAAAGGCGCTTTAAAAAAAGTATAACTTAATTATAACATAGGAATTATTTTTAGAAAAGAATATTGGAGGAATTAAAATGTTAGCAGAAATCTTAGTCGGAGTATTAATCATCGTAGTCCTATTCCAAATGATCATCATCAGCTCAATTAGCGAGCGATGCAAGGAATCAAAACGAGAATTGAAGAAGATGATTGCTGAACAGCAACGCATTCAAGAAGCACGAGAAGCAATGCGTTTCGGATATCGTAGATAGGAGCCAGTTATGGCAGAAAATAATACAATCCTGCCTCACGATCTTCTTGCTGAACAAGCAGTAATTGGATCAATTTTTGTAGATCCAGATAAAATCCTAATTGCTTCAGAGTACCTCACAAAAGAAAGCTTTTACAAACTATCACATGGCATCGTCTTTGGAATCATGGAAGATTTATCGGACAGGGGAGAACCAATCGACCCGGTATCAGTTAAATCAGCGCTTGACTCAATAGGCGAATTTGATCGAATCGGTGGGATGGCATTTCTCGCTAGTCTTATCAATGCTGTACCAACCAGTGCTCACATTGAGCATTATGCCAAGGTTGTAGCCGAAAAAGCGAGAGCACGAAAGGTTATTGAAGATCTCAATCAAACGATAGCCAATGTATATGATGGTCAATCAGACCTAAATGACATACTTGTCCAGACTGAACAAGCTTTGTCAAACATAGCAAATGACAAACAGACTGGATTCCGTCCAATTATTGACGTCATTGATTCCACGCAGTCAATTATTGACGAGCGCTCACAACGTGTTGGTGATGTAACAGGAACACCAACAGGTTTTACAGATTTTGACAATATCACGACTGGTCTACACACTGACAACCTGATTATTCTTGCAGCACGGCCAGCGATGGGAAAAACAGCTTTCGCTCTAAATATTGCCCAAAATGTGGCAATAAGAGCCGGGAAACCAGTAGCAATATTCTCTCTTGAAATGGGGGCAGAAAGTCTTGTAGAGCGTATGCTGTCAGCCGAAGGCTTGATTCCATCGTACCATGTCAGAACAGGGAACCTCTCTGAAAGCGAATGGCGCAGAATGATCCTGGCACAGGAACAACTTGCAAAAGGAAAGATCTATATTGACGATACAGCAGGAATTCAGATTGCTGAGATTCGATCCAGAGCCAAGCGATTGTCTCAAGAGACCGGTGGCCTTGGATTGATTGTAATTGACTATCTTCAGTTAATCACTGGTAGAGGTAGAGAAAATCGGCAACAGGAAGTGTCTGAAATATCCAGACAGTTGAAGATTTTAGCAAAGGAATTGAAAGTTCCGGTAATTGCATTGAGTCAGCTATCTCGTGGGGTTGAACAGCGAAACGACAAAAGGCCTGTGCTCTCAGATTTGAGAGAATCAGGATCGATTGAGCAAGATGCCGACATAGTAGCATTTCTCTATCGAGAGGCCTATTACAAACGTGAAGAGCAGGAGGAACCTGATAATGTCACAGAATTAATTCTTGAGAAAAATAGACATGGCACTCTAGGGACAGTCAAGCTGTTTTTCCACAAGGAATATGCAAAATTTTCAAATGCGGAGGCTTAATATGGTAACTGAAAATCGGAGGTATTATTGGCTACAATTGAAAGACGATTTTTTTAACTCGAAGGAAATGAAGCTCATGAGAAAGCTTCCAGGTGGGGAAGAAATTACAATTATCTACCTGAAGATGATGCTGGCAAGTCTAGCAGAGCAAGGGAAGTTATATTTCGAGGGTCTAGCAGAAGATCTAGCCGAAGAACTTTCTCTTTTGATAGACGAAGATCCAGAAGCAATTAGATTGACACTGATGTTTTTAACAAAGAAAAAATTATTGACTACATCAGACAATTATCAGTTTAACCTTGAACAAGTTCCCGAAATGGTTGGAAGCGAAACAGCAAGCACCCGTAGGTCTCGCAAGCATCGAGAGAATCAAAAAGCGTTGCAATGCAACACCACTGCAACAAAAGGCAACGGAGATATAGATATAGATATAGATATAGATATAGATAAGGAGCAAAAAGCTCAATCTGATGTCTATGATGAAATTATCAAATATCTAAATGACAAAACAGGATCTCATTTTAAACCTACTAGCAAATCCACTCAAAGATTAATCAATGGTCGTTTAAGTGAGAATTACTCAATAGATGATTTTAAACATGTTATTGATGTAAAAACTCTTGAGTGGAAGAATGATTCCAAAATGTCCAAGTATTTAACTCCAGATACATTGTTTAATGCAAGTAAGTTTGAAAAATACTTAAATCAGAAGATGCCTTCGAGTGCATCAACTCAACAGCAAGACGAAAGGTTAGGGTTTTAATGCATCAGGATTATGAAGTAGGTTCAACTAGTGAACCAAAAATATGTAATAAGCACGGATACAAGATGATCACTGCAAAAGTTATGATTAATGGATCCCAGCAATTGCTTGAGATTTGTCCAGAGTGCGAAAAAGAAGGAATCAATGAATTGCAGGAACACTTAAAGCAAGAAGCAGCTATCCAGTCCATTCTAGCGAATACATACAAAGTATTTGATCGTGAGAGCACCTATTCCAAGGAATTGGAAGATAAAACACTTGATAATTACGATGCTGGAAATAAGTTGTGTGAGCGAGCTTTGAATTTTTCAAAAAGAATATTGCGAGACTTCCTAAAATTTGAAACAGGAAATGTAATCTTGAGCGGTCCTCCAGGAGTTGGCAAAAGCCATCTATCCATTGGAATAGCTAAAGCATTAAATGAAAAATTTAAAGAATGCAAGCAACCAAAGAGTGTGCTATTCATTTCGACTTCTGCGCTCTTTTCAAAGATTGAAGAAAGCTTCAATGGTCGAGGAGACTTCACAGAAAGTTATGCTGTGAATCTATTGAGCAATGTTGATTTTCTCTTTTTTGACGATTTAGGAAAAGAAAGCAGTATGAGTGGAAGCCTCAAGGAAGCAAACGAGTGGAGACAACGAGTACTGTTTAAAATATTGGACAATCGTCAAACAACATTCTTTAACACAAACTTATCGAGCAACGATATTAAAACAATTTACAACAAAGCCCTTGCTGACCGAATCTTCAAGGGCGCAAGCAAACATATTTTTAAATTCCCAGAGGATACAGAAAGCAGGAGATATTGATGGAAAACAAACAATTAAAAGATTTAATCGCAAAAGTTCAGCGATGGTTTTATGACCGGAATTTGCAAACGCAAGATCCAAACAAGCAATTTTTGAAATTGTATGAAGAGATCGGTGAATTATCACGAGGACTGGCAGAAAACGATGAGGAAGTCACGAAAGATAGCATCGGAGACATCACTGTAGTATTAATCGGTTTGACGTTACAGTTAGAAATCAAGACAGAAGAGATTTTCCCAGAAAATAATACATTCGTATTTTCCAATGCAGCAAAGTCAGAAGACTATTTTGTCTTGATGATGGACCAATCATTGGCAGCATATTTTAACCGACAATCATACCAATTAAAAAATGTTGTTTATGAGTTGATGCGAATTTCAGCACTGCTACATCACGACTTCGTTGAGTGCTTGAATATAGCTTACGAAGAAATCAAAGATCGAACAGGGAAATTAGTCGATGGTGTTTGGATTAAGGAGGAACGACTAAAATGACAGAAGAAATTTTAAACAATGGTTTTGACAAAGTAAATAAACCTAATCACTACTGTGGGCAATATGGCCTTGAATCAATTGACATTATTCGCAATTTTGCTGGAGGACCAAAAGAAGTCCGGGGATTTTATTGGGGAAATGTCATCAAGTATCTTTGTCGCTATCAAAAGAAAAACGGATTGGAAGATCTAAATAAGGCAAAGAAGTACTTAGACTGGCTCATCGCAGATTTGAAGCGTGAAGATCTCGAAAAGACAGCGATTGTTAAGCAGGAGTAAAAGTTATGAGACATTATACGAAAAATCAAATGGATCACTTTCGTCAGCAATTACAATTGTTGATTTTAGGAAAAGGCCTTACTCGCAAAGAACTCTCTAGAAATCTTTATCGTGGTGAACAGACGATACAAGAGTGGATCACGAAAGACGATATCAGTCCAAATCATGTACAAGAATTGTGCGAGTATTTCGGGATTGAGGAAAAAACTTTGATGGGTGATCCGGAAATACTTGTCGATTATAAGCTATATGATCGTGATAAGTATATCTGTACAGGGACTTTAAAAGAACTGAGCAGAATTACTGGAAAAGATAGTGCATTACTCAAATATTACATCCACTTAAACGAACAGGGACGAAATGCAGGACATCTAAAATTAGAAAGGGTAATCGAAGATGAAACGTAAAATCGATTGGCTAATCATTAACTTGGTATTGCTGGCAGGAGTTACATTGGTAATTGCTATCAATCTCAATTCCAGATTGGTTGAACAAGAAAAAACAATCAAGGATATGCAGTGGACTGTCCAGGAACACGAACTAAGTATTCAAAGATTGGCGGAACAGAATACTGCACAGGAGGTAATCCTAAACAAATTAAATCGGGAGTACCAAATGCAGGAACGAAAGAAAGCAGAAGCAGTTAAGGAAGCTGCTGAAATGAATAATGTTGGAGGATAATAATGATCAACAATGTGACTCTTATTGGTCGGTTAACCAGAGATGCAGAGCTACGCCATACACCGAGCAATATAGCAACAGCACAATTTAATATCGCATGCAATCGAAATTTTAAAAATACAAATGGTGAATACGATGCAGACTTCATCAACTGCGTGATGTGGAGAGAGCAAGCAGAAAGATTTTGTAATTGGACAAGAAAAGGAATGCTTGTGGGAATTGTCGGACGGATCCAAACAAGAAATTATGAGAACCAGCAAGGACAACGTGTATATGTGACTGAAGTTGTCGCAGATAGTTTTCAAGTTTTGGAAAAGCGTGATAACACTGCAAACCAGAATAGCATGACTGAACAGATGCCACCTAACTATGCAAATCCGATGGACATTGATGAAAGTGATTTGCCATTCTAAAAACAAAAGGAGAAAAACAATGAATAAAAAGATTTTTTTAACAACAGTAGCAACAATCGCAGCAATCGCAACAGCAGGAGGGGTAAAAGCAGATGAATTTAATGGCGATCTCGCAAAAGATAGCATCGGACTTACAGCGGAAACTGGAAACAGCACAAGCGCAACAGAAGCGACTGTTTCAAGTGCGCAGGGAGAACACGAAGGAAATCCTGGAAACATCGAAGGAGATCGAGCAGTTGACGAAGAAGATCCAAGCCGAGGAAGCAATGCAACAAGTTTTGCAAAAGATGGGGACATTATCCGAGTAGAGAACCCAGAAGTCGTGATTGACCAAAGCAAAGGTACAGGGAAGTACCAAGGTTTTACCGTAGAGTATAAAAACGTGCATTTTCCAGACGATATGCAAATCAATCAAGGCGACAAAGTCACATTTAACTTACCAGAAGAAATCACGTTCCAGACGGCTTACGAATTTGATGTAACCAATCCAGACAACAACGTGGTCGGTAAGGCTTCGACTGATCCAGCAAGTCAAACGGTGACTACAGTCTTTAATGACTATTTTGCTAACCATCCACTAAACAAGCAAATGTCATTAAAATTAGATGCCAAATGGACCGATAAGGTTGAAAGTGGCAAGCCTGTCACAGTCAATTTCAACGGTACAGTGGTATCTGCGACAATCGGCAAAGAGCAAGAGATCGGTAAAGATGAATTAATCTCGAAATGGGGCAGTCAAGACAAGGAAGACCCTACGACAATTAACTGGACGATTCGCTTGAATTATGCACGTAAGACATTGAACTACGTTAAATTGATTGACGAAATGAGCGACAATCAGAAATTGGTTGATGACTACTTCGTCATGAACTATGTGGACAGCATTGATCCGTGGGTTGATAAGGGAAGCGCAATGGACTTGATTAAATCAATGTCTAAGTCTGAACATGGCTTTGAAATCACAATGGACCGCTTGGATCGCATGGTCTATATCTGGTATAAGACCAAGCTGACAAATGCGGTTAAAGATTCAACTAACCCAATCAATAAGGTTGAGTTAAAGGCAGAAAATGACGGGGCTACTTCAAAGAGTTCGGCTCATCTAGTCGGTGGTAAAGGCGATGCAAGCGGTGAGAATAAGCCAGAGACAACATTCGAGATCCCGAAAGAATCTCCAAAAGTTGAAATTCCTGAATTTGAAGGGGGAATCCCTGGCATTCCAGAAGTGCGAGAAAAGCCGGAATACACAGAACCTATTGGAACTGTACCGAATGACTCTCCGATTTTGGAAAAGCCAGAGTGGCAAGGTGGCACGGTGCCATTTGATGCACCGCAGATCGACAAACCAGAATGGTCTGGCGGAGTGGTACCGAATGAAGCTCCTATGCTTGAATTGCCAGAGCTTGAAATTCCAGACGAACCAGTGAAGCCAACCCCAGAACCAAAAGCAGATCAACCTCAACCAAAACCAGAACCAAAACAAGACAAACCAAACACTCCTGCACCTAAAACTGAAACTAAAAAGGAAACAGTGGAAGTTGTGAACCAGGGTGAAACCAAGCAAGACGAACCAGTTGAAGCATACAGCGCCCCAGCGGTATTGCCTGCTACTGGATCAGATCTTGGATTGTCACTTGTGGCACTTGGTATCTCAATGGCTACGCTTGCCTTTACTTTGAAGAAAAAAGAAAACTAATGTGAGGGGGATTATTCCCCCTTGATGAGGAGAAAGAAAATGAATTTAAGTGATTTTATAGCAGGGTGCGAAAGAATATCTAATTTTACGAACGAGGTCAATATTCATAATCTTATCAGTGATTTAAAAATAATAAACGAATCACAAAAAGTAACAGTTCCTAAGTTTATAGATGATTGGATTTTCAAGGCTCAATTGGTAGATAGACGTAGCATACGTTCTGCATTAGAGAAAGCTACGATCAGACTTTATGCCAAAAATAGCGATGAGGTTATCGCTTGGTTAAAAGACATAAGCAATCAAGACACCTTTGCCAGAGCTTGGGCAAATGATTACACAGTCGAAGAAGAACCGAAGTACACAGTTAAGTTTAAAGCTACCAAACAATACCTTTCCAATGACGAACTAGGTATACATTTCGATCCAAGTTTTAGATCTAATTTTACAAAATCTGATCTTGAAAAATTAGGTTTAGGTTGGGTGTTCGATTGCGAAGGTATGGAAGTTGAGAAGGTGGGAAAATGAATAAACAGGAGTTAATAAAACGTATTTCGAAGCTACCTTATTCAGAAGGTCCTATAGCAGATACAGTCACAGTAAATAGAAATTGGATATTGGGATCTATAGAACAACTAGACGAACCACAGAAAGTCACAATCCCGCAGTTTGTGGCTGATTGGTACGAAGAGCATAAAGATGATTTTGAAATCGCTCTATTTCGATGCATAGATCATATACCAAGTGTATACGATGAAGGAGATCTAAACGAATTTGAAGAATGGATCATTGACGGTGAAACCAAGCCTTTTCAAACGTTAGTCAATATGCACCAGTTTGGCTACGAGGTCAAGAAAGAAAGGCGGTATACAGTAAAAATGAGAACAACAAAGCAACCGCTATTTTATAACAGTTTGGAAAAGAGACTATTCTTTTCTTTGGGAGAATTAGCTACTCAATTCACCTTCAAACAACTAGAAGAGGCTGGATTTGGGGAAGTATTCAATAGCCCACTATTTGAAGTTGAGGAGGTGGAGGAATGAGTTATGATTTGGAAATATTAGCAAAAATAGAAAATGGAGATTATATTTGCATTGCCGAACCCAAATATAGTTTTCCAACCTACAATCTTGGAAGAATGTTCAGAGTTGCCATGAATTGGGATTTTAACCAAAACACAACATACAATGTTGCTGACATTTTAGATAATATCTACCGTGGTATATCTGAGTTAGAACGGTATCCAGAAAAGTATACTCAGTATGAACCTGAAAATAAATGGGGGACAGTCAGCGGAGCATTGGAAGTTTTGAAGTCGTTGAAAGAGTGCATTTTAGAACAGGATATTGATACGAAATATTTATATATGAGGTGGTAATATGAAACGACCAAACAGATACCCATACACAAGAAGCCAATGGGAAGAAGAAACAACGCTAGTGTGCTTTGGTGATAACACTAGCTTTAAATTGAGAGTGGAGCGTAATAGAATTACAAACGAGGTGAAGGAATGAAAGATTTAATGTTTTGGGGAATGATTGTAATTTCATCGTTAGTGATTGGCATGTCAATTTATATCTTGATTGTACAAGCCTATCTTAATAAGGCGATGATAGACAAATTCAATGAGCAAAAACGAGAATTGAGAAGAGCGTTCGGCTGGGAAGAATACAACTGGGCAGAAAATTTCGGAGATTTCGCACGAAAAGTTGATAAGCTCATTGAGTTTAAAAAAGAAATTGAACAGCTTGAAGTTATCCAAAAAGCAATTGAAGTACAAAGACTATCAGACTTAATCGGTAAGAAAAAACAGATCGAATGGGAAATTAAGAAACTTGAGGAGAAATGATGGATCTACAAAACTTTATTTATTTACTATTCGCAGCAGTCTGGTTTTCTGGTCTTATCTGGGCTGGTATGATTGCTTTTAAAAACAGGGAGGGTAAATGAAATTATATGTAGTTAGAAAGTATCACGGCCATTTGAGATGGCAGGACCCGAAACATTCAGCAAAATATATTGAGAAAGAATTTGAAAACAGACATGACGCACTTGCTTACCGTGAGAGTTTAGGTTTGCAAGGAATTGTGGAAGTCTACACAAAAGAGGTAGATGAATGAATTTAAGAAGTAGATATGGGTATTTAATACTAGCTCTGAAGCAGTATCCATTCGATAAAGAAATCAAGGAACGGATTGAAGAAATTGAAGTACCTTGGAAGCCAACCGATCCAAACACAGGGATTAAGAGCAATAAGGTAATGACTCCGAAAGCTCTGTCCGATATCATCAAGAAAGAATCGGATCCAGAACTGCATCGTCTCGAATTGCTTAGAGAAGCAATCAGCACTATCAAGATTTTGACACCAGAAAAACAATGGGCTGCAATCAAAGAAGTATACATTGATGGAACTCTAACTGTGGAGGGAGCATCAATCAAATACTTACATTGCAGTAAATCTCTTGCCTACAAGGAAGTGATTGAGCCATTCTTTAGCGGACTAGAAAAGAAAATCTATGAACTATCTGTGAACACTAAGATTAATATTAATTTGGAAAAAAGTTAAAAATACAGTCGAAAGTGTGGAAAAAATTTAAAAATAAGGTGGTAAAATTATATCATCGGGTAAAACCGAAGAGAGGTCTCCTTATAGAAAATTGGTTGAGGATTAGCTTAATTTGGACAAGAGCACTGGATTTTTAATCCAGGGACACAGGTTCGAATCCTGTATTCTCAATAAGGTGTAAGTCAGCAATGCTGGCTTTTTTATTTTAACGTGAAAGGAGGTGACACTGTGAACATTGTGGATCCTATTCGTGACAAAGACGATATCCAAGCTATGAAGGAATATCTGCGAGAATGGAATGAACGGAACTACTTGCTCTTTTTATTTGGCATCAATTCCGGACTGCGTGTAGGAGATATCTTGAGAATACGAGTAAAGGATGTGCAAGGTTGGTATATCAAAATCAAAGAGCAGAAGACTGGAAAAAGGAAACAGCTCAAGATGACAAAGAATCTGAAAAAAGAAGTCAGAGAGTACACAAAGGATATGCCACTGCATCATTATCTGTTTCAAAGTCGCATCGGAAAAAATAAACCACTTGACAGGCGGACAGTCGATTGGATATTGAAGACCGCAGCTATCGAGTGTGGAATTGAAAACATTGGCACCCACTCGATGAGAAAAACATTTGGGTATCACTATTACAAAAAGACCAAAGACGTGGCAATGCTCATGGATCTATTTAATCATTCATCTCCTGCAATTACGCTGAGGTACATTGGAATTAGACAAGATCAACGAGATAAAGCCATGTCTAATTTTGATTTGTAGTTATCAATTAGACATAACGAGCAAAACGCTAATTAGTTTTATTAGTTGCCTGCTATTCATTTGTTTTACTGACTTTTTAATGTCGGGGCGAATCAGACAGAATATAAGATATGTCTAATTCAAGAGAGAAAAACAATATAGTTTTCAGAAATAATATAATGAATTTCAGAAATAGATAATTGAAAGTATGAAATGTTACAGAGGATTTGAGAATTGAAAGTAGATGTTTCGACAAGAGAAAGTCGCAGAGAGTTTTATCTTTCAAAATCATGGAGACAATTAAGACTCGAAGCAATGAGTCGAGATCATTTTGAATGCGTCTGGTGTCGAGATGAGGGGAAGGTGACTACAGATAACCTCGAAGTCGATCACATCAAAGAGCTGGAATATTATCCAGAGTTTGCTTTAGATATAGACAATCTTCGTACTCTGTGCAAGGAGTGTCATAACAAGCGACATCATCGCTTTCAATTTCGCAAATCATCCAAGTTGCAAAATAAAAATTTTCGTTCTGACGAATGGTGGGGATGAAAATTTAAAATTTTGAAAAATTCAAAGACCCCCCGGTCGAAAAAAATCGAAAAAAATCGGTCTCTGGGAACCGGTGGGAGGGGTCGATTGTCCAAATGCAAAGCACTATTTTTTAAGGGGGAGGGGGCTCATGGAAGAATACTCAGAAAAAAATATAAAAGAATTGGAAAACCAGTTACTTTCCAAAATCGGAAATTTCAGCACACGAAAGAAAGATGCGATTCAGTACGAGAAAGTTCATCGCTATCTCTACCTGGTCCGTCTATTGTATGAGTTGAAAGAACGTCTCAAACAAGATGGATTAGTCATCACTGTCCACAACGGGCAACAAAGATTTCAAAAAGCGAACTCGTTGATAAAAGAAATCAATACAACCAGCAATCAGCTACTAGCGATTGAGCGATCATTTGACTTTGAGGTTGAAAATTCACCAGTCGAGAAGAAACCACCATCAGACGGAAGTGATCTATTGTGATTTCTCATCCTCTGATTGATGAATATATTGAACTTGCGGAAACTGGAAAAATCAAAGTCAACAAAGAACGCTCACTGCTATTCGAAATCATCAAAGAAAAGATATATCCAAGGGATGATCTTTATTTTCACAATGAATTGATTGAAAAATATATTCAGTTCACTGAAAAGAATTTTTTTCCACTTGCTAAATATCAAAAATTCTTGACACCGTTTATATTTCTCTTTAGGAAAGAGGATGGCGAACCTCAATTTGATGAATTTCTTCTCACTTTGGCCCGTGGGGGTGGTAAGAATGGTTTTATGTCTAGCAGAGACTCCTTCTTCATTAGTCCACTCTATCCTATTCGAGACTACGATGTGACTATCACAGCCAATTCCGAAAAGCAAGGAAAGGTTTCATTTGAGGAAGTTTATGAAACTATTCAGCGAAGAGGATTGGAAGATCATTTTTATTTAACAAAAATGTCTATTACAGGCCGTGCGAATAACTCGGTCTTTTCTTATCGGACGAACAATCCGAAGACAATGGACTCTGCTCGTGATGGCTGTCTTGAATTCGATGAAATTCACCAGTTCGAAAATGACTCTGCTGTTAAAATACAGCGGTCAGGGCTTGGTAAGATAGCCCATGCTCGTACCTTCTACAATGGTACCAATGGGCATGTCCGTGAAGGGTTTTACGACAAGATGATTGAGAAATCAATGAAAATCTTGAATGGTGAGCTTGATGAGTTTCGCTTATTCCCTTTTATCTGCAAGTTAGATGATCCGGAAGAAGTGGATGATATGAGCAACTGGCCAAAAGCGAATCCTATGCTGGATGAAACAACACCTTATGCCAAACGTCTATTAGCTAGAACGAAAGCTGACTATGATGATTTGGAATTGGAACCATCAGGCAGACAGGAATTTATGACCAAGCGGATGAATCTGCCAGAAGCCGACATCGAAAAAGATGTGACCACTCGTGAAAAGTTAATGGCTGCATTGAGAAGCCCTGGCATAGATCTCTCAGAAAGATCTTGTGTCGCTGGTTTCGACTACGCAAGCATCAGAGACTTTGCCAGCGTTGGTCTACTCTTTAAAAACGGTGATGAATTTATCTGGAAGCAACACAGTTTTGCTAGAAAGCAATTTTTGGATATGTTTAAAATCAAAGCTCCAATCCGTGAATGGCAGGAGCAAGGGCTCTTCACTATCGTAGACGGTCCAAGTATAGATCCAAGATTACTTGTTGATAAATTGATCCAGTGGCGCAAGCTGTACAATATCGAAATTGTCTGCGCAGACGGATTTCGAATGGACTTGCTAAAACCATTGCTGGAAGAAGCTGATTTTGAGTATGAATTCTTGCGAAATCCAGGAGCGATACAGTCGAAGGTAGCTCCAATCATTGAAGATGGATTTGCGAATGAAAGATTCATTTTTGAAAACGACAAATCAATGCTCTGGTATACCGATAATACCTTTGTCAAAGAAGACAAAGACGGAAACAAGAGATTTTTGAAAAAGGAACCGCTGAGACGAAAGACTGACGGTTTCCATGCCTTTATTGCTGCTCTCTACAAGAGAGAAATCATTCAGGAGAGTACTGTTGGAGACTTTCTTGACGTGATCGAAGATTGGGAATTTTAGAAAGGACAACAAAATGAACAAACGAATGAAGAAGAAACAAATGCTCGGACAAAAGATCCATGAGCTCGAATGTGAGTTGGTTGTGTTAAGTGAGGAAAATATGCACTTAATGAATAAAGTTGGCGACCTCAAATCCGAATTGAATACTTTGAATCAAGCTTTAAAACGGCATGAAGAGATTTGTGCCAAAAATGTTGAACAAACAAATAAAGAGTTTGAATCAATCAAGAAGGAGCTCAAACGTTCCAAAAAGTCTTTCTTTAAACGATAAAAAATATCCGGGTGGGTGGTAGGCAGAAAATTTTAGAAAGGAGGAGGTGCCTTGGGATGGCTAAATTTATTCAAGCGAGAAGTTCCAGAACCGAGTTTTGAATTTGATGAGCTGGAGCGGATCTTTGGAAATCTGCAACTAAAGAGCCTGTCGATTGACAAGGCTGCTGAATTTGTGGCCCGCATCTTTGCAAGGTCTGAGTTTAAGTTCATTGAGAATGGAAAAAAGAAGGCTACTGATTGGGATTATCTGCTAAATGTAAGACCCAACAAGAATGAATCTGCTTCTGAGTTTTGGCAAAAGGCGGTTTACCGCTTATTGACCAAGAATGAAGTACTGATTTTCTTGACGAATGATGATCAGTTATTGATTGCCGACTCATACATCCGACAGAAATATGCTGTGTTTGATGACACATTCACATCTGTGAGTTGTCAAGACTATACTTTCCAGAAACCATTCAAAATGAATGAAGTTATTTTCTTGCAATATAACAACAATCGTCTTCAAGAGTATTTTACTCAACTCTTCAATGATTATGAAAAACTACACACTCGACTGGTTGAAGCACTTGCGCGAAATAATCAAATTCGTGGAGTACTCAGCACTAGAACGAATGCAAGTTTTGACGAATCAAAACGTGAAAAGATGCAACGATATGCAGACGGTCTCTTTAAATCATTTACGACAAAGACAGTAGCAATTGTCCCAGCTCAAGAAGGAATGGAATACTCAGAGCTGACAAACACTACCGGGACATCGAACCTATCCGTAGATGAGCTCAAGAAGCTCCGTAGGCAATTTGATGACGAGGTGGCCGACATCTTAGGGATTCCAACTGCGCTGATGCATGGAGACATGGCTAATCTGGAAAATAGTCAGAAGATGTTTAATAGCTATTGCTACCAGTCACTTGTGAAGAAAATGAGCGATGGTCTGAACTTTGCTTTACTAAGCAAAAATGAGTACAAAGACAATAAGCGCCTTGTCATTATTGGTGAAGGGCAAAGAGACAAATTCTCGCTTGCTCAAAGTATTGACAAGCTGATTTCTTCCGGTTCTATGCTTATCAATGAGGTCCGTGAGGAACTTGGCCTTGAAGCTGTACCGTGGGGCGACAAGCCTCTGATCACTAAGAACTATCAACTTGGTGAGGATGTAGAGAAGGGAGGTGAGAAAGAAGATGAAAGTGATTTCGATTAAAGGAACAATCGTGTCAAACGATGATGCTTGGCTTTATGATTGGCTTGATTGGGACTGTACCGCTCCTAAAAATGTAGTACTTCCGGAAACTGGTGAGGACATCGAAGTTCACATCAATTCTGGCGGTGGTGATGTGTATGCAGGTAGTGAAATCTATACTGCATTACGGTCTTACTCAGGGAAAGTAGTTGTTAAGATCGTGGGCATTGCTGCAAGCGCAGCGAGTGTTATCGCAATGGCTGGTGATGTCATAGAAATTAGCCCTACTGCTCAAATCATGATTCACAACGTGTCATCACGAGTTGACGGAGACCACAACACTCTACTTCACGAAGCTGGAGTGCTTGAAGGTTTTAATAAGTCAATCGCAAATGCTTATGTTGATAAAACTGGAAAATCATTGGATGATTTATTGGATCTTATGAACAAGACTACCTGGTTCGATGCTGAATCAGCAGTAAATCAAGGATTTGCTGACAGGATCATGTTCGCTGGAGAAATTGCTCCTACATTTGCTGCAAGCGAAACTCCAATGATCCCACATGATTTTATCGATAAGATGAAGTCAGCAATGACTCCAGATGTCGATAAAATCGCTGAGCTGGTAGCTAATAAGTTAGAAGCTCGACAGATTGCAAAAGAGACTTTTGAAAATAGTGAATTTGTACAGAAAAGATTCACCCTTCCAGAAAGTCCAGAAAATAACACAAACAAGGCTGTACCTAAAGGGTTCGGTCTTTTTATGTTTTAAGAAAGGAAAAAACAGAATGACAATGACATTATCTAATCAATTTGAAAAACAACGTCAGGCATTTTTGGATGCCGTTACAAATGGCGCTCCTCAAGAAGAACAAGCAAAACTCTACAATGACATGATTGAGTCCATGACAAATGAAATGATGGCTCAAGCTCGTGATGCTGCCCGTGAAGAAGTTTCTGCCTTGAATCCATACGATGCTAAGCTGACCGCTGAAGCTCGTGAGTTTTTCAATAACATTGAAAAAGCAGCACCTCAAGGGATTGAGAAGCTCATCCCACAAGAAATCATTGATCGCATCTTTGAAGATCTGGTACAATCTCGCCCACTCCTTCAACACATTGGCCTTAAAAATGCTGGTATTCGCTTGAAATTCCTCAAATCAGAGCAAACAGGTCAAGCTGTTTGGGGAAAAATCAATGGGGAAATCCAAGGACAGCTCAAACAAAAATTCAACGAAGAAGAAGCAATTCAACACAAATTGACAGCTTTCGTTGTAATTCCAAAAGATGCTGAAAAATTCGGCCCAGCTTGGTTGGCAAAATTCGTCTCTGCTCAAATCACA